CTATATTAGCTAACTTAGTATCCCAACCATTATTTCTAGCAGCTTTAGTATGCATTTCCATATCAGCCTTGTAGATAGCTACTTTATCTTTATTTGTTAAGGAGATAAAGTTGCCTGTCTTTAAATCTTTAAATGGTATACCATGAATTTTACCAGATGTATTTTCTGTTGTTGTTATCTTATGTCCATATCCTATATCTCTAGATTTATTAGCATCTGCTTTAGAGGCTTCACGAGCATCATTAGTTATTACAGGAGTAGATCCATGATCTGTTTCTGCTTTTTCTGCTATCTTAGTGAAAAACTCTCCTATACCTTGTTGTAAGTTTCTACTGGCTTTCTTATTGTCTATTCCTAAATCTACAGCACTAGAAGGACTACTCATTAGACCTACTTCACTACCTTTGCTATCTTCAGTAGCTATAGTTTCTTGAACAACAGGTGGAAACTTTGCAGCTCTCTCTTCTTTTGTCAAAGACCTAGTAGCAGTTGAAGTCTCTCTAGCTTTCATTGCACTTTCAAAAGCCATCTCTTCTGTAGGTACACCAGTGTCCTCAAAGATGTCACTCAAAGCCTCAAAGTCAAAAGGTTCTTGGGTATCCTCAAAGACATCACTGAATTCTTCAAAGTTAAAATCAGCCATGTTACTTGTTTCTTTCTTTTCGTTTGGTTCTGATTTCACCATTACGACCAATAAATAAACCACCAATAGGAATCCTATCAAATTCATCAGATGTCCTTGGGGTGTCATAAGGGTTCTCCTTAGTACCTACCTCTGTGTCTTGTGAACCTAAACCTATTACCCTTATCTCTGGAGCATTCACTTCCATGTTAGCAGCTCTTTGAGAAATTGCATCAACAGCTCTATTTAAGTCACCTTGCTTTGCAGATTCACTTATAGCACTAACAGTAGCAGAGTCATCTCCTATAACTTCAGGTATAACATCTAGCTCTACTTTAAGTTTGTTTGCCATGTCATTGAATTGTTTGAATCTTACAGGAATGTTCTTAACTTTATTAAGTTGTGGAACCATTCCTTTCCATAGAGAATTGTCCAGTATTTCTGTAGAAGCTAAGAATGTATTATAAGCTGCAGTATCTGGAGAAAGTTGTAGTCTATCTCTTATTCTATCTCTTGCTCTAAGACCATCGTTTATCAAAGCATTAGTATCACCACCATAGTATCTATCTACTATAGCATTTAAAGATTGCATACCTTTGTTGCTACCTGTAAACACAAAAGCACCTGTCTTACTGTTTAAACTAACATCAGGTATTGTTTGCACATTACCTGCTGCTCTTACACCGTAGTTAGCAGCTGATTTATTTAAAGCTTTAGTCATCATAGCTTTTAAGGCATTACCTTCATCTTCATCTAAGCTATTTATAATCTTAATATTATTATTAGAGAATAAACTATCTAGAGATGCACCTGCTGGTTGGTTGTCTAGTGTAGATAGAAGGTATGCTTGGTTTGTTATACTGGTATTAAAAGCACTTACCCCTTCAGGATTATTTGTCATCAGATCTGGTACTGATCCGTACCCTTCTATTAACTTAGATTGAACAGTAATTGTTTCTAATTTTTCTTCATTAGACATACCACTATACTTTTCTTCTAAGGATGTAGGCATTGGCAAGTCTTCTACTGTACTAGCAACAGGTTTTTCTTCTGGACCTGCACCTGTATACCACTCAGATACAGAAGGATCTAAGTCTAAGCTTTCAAAAGATACAGTATTCTTAGAATACGTAGCTAATTCTTTAGTAGTCAAAGGTGCAATCTGAGCAGCTATTTTATTCATCATGTCAGGGCTGTTCATAGCTAAGATAGCTAAAGGATTATCTCTTGAAGTACTAAGTGCAATGTTAGCAGCAAAAGCTTTAGCTTGTGTAGTAGCATTCTCTAAGTCATACTTCTCTATTGTATCAAACATAGCATCAATTGACTTTTTCTTTGTATCCATCTGCTCCCATAGGTCAGCATTACGTCCACCTGCTGGTTTACCAAAGGCTGGTTGAGATGTTAGCATAGTATATGATGCTCTTATTGCAGCTAACTCATTTAAATCAAAGTTACCCTGATCTATTTCTACTTTAAGTATAGCTTCTAGTGTACTGGAAACATTATCTAAAACCTGCATGTTGCCAGAGAAACCTTTTGAGAAGTTTCTGTTACCTTGTATTACTGAGACTTGGGCTGCTGAAGTGTTCATCTGAAAAGAACCTATTGCCCTTTGAGTAGCTTCTTCTACAGTAATTGGTTTACCTGCTTCATTAGCTTCATCTAACTCTATTTGTATTAAACCAGATTTAGTAGCATTACTCTGCTCATTAAATAAATTAGTAGCTATGTCTATAGGTTTATCAGCTTGTACAGGTACAGCAAATATATCTTCTCCAAAGGTATTAGTTACAACAGATCTTTGTTGTTCATTTAAACCTAAGTTAGAGAGAGGTTTTGCATACTTCTGAGATACTGCATCAGATGACATACCACCTGCTAAGTCAGTTTGAGCATTTCTAAGAAGATTATTAAACTCATCTCTATCTCTTTCTGTTTGTGTAGGACCTTTGACTGTAGTTTGTGGTCTAGTATTGTATGCCTTTAACAAACCAGCCCCTAAGTTAAGAGCAGTAGTAGCATAACTAGGATCATCTACAGGTTTCTCAAAAGCTGATGCTCCTCGTATATCTTGTTCAGGTCTAAATGCCATTCTCTATTCTCCTTGAGCAGCTTTTGCTGTTAGTCGGGCAGCTTCAGATTGCCCTTCGGTTCTTTTTAACATGTCAGTTATAGTATTAATATTGAGTATAGCAGATATAAGTTTATCTTGATTCTTTTGAGAGAACCCACCATCATAGATTAAAGATAAAGCATCCTCATATTTTCTTTGACCTTCTGCCATTTTCTCTGGATCACCAGTTCTAATTAACTCAAGTCCTGCGTCAGCATATCCTTGTGTGTCTTTACGTGCTTGTCTAAACTTTGGATCTTCTCTATAAGATATATCATTAGCATCGTAGTAATTTAATACTCTCATAGGAGAGCCTCCACCTACCATAGTAGCTAATAAAGGAAGGGTAACTTCTTCTTTTGAGAACTCACCAGCTACACCTCTACGTTTACTACGATACTGTCCTGTTTCTATTAACTCTTTTATTTTAGAGTATGTATCATAAGACTTAACACCTCTTAACAATATCTGTAATTCATGGTCTGCTATTGTGTTCCAAGATTTAAAAACATATAAACTTTTTACAATATTCATAACAGCTCTGTTAGCCTCTGTGAAGAGTTGTACAGAGGGTCCACCTACTATTTCGAGTGCAGAATCTTTAGAAACTAAATCAATGTATTGTCTAAATATTCCATTTAAAGGAGAGATACGAGTACCTAAGGAAACATCTGTACCTACAGCTTTTGATAATGCAAGATCAAACAGACCAAACTTTACACGGTTTAATATAGCTACAGCATTCTCGTCTTCTGGATCTATACCTAAAGCAGCCATACTAGCACTAAACCTAGGTGTTAAACCCATACCTCTGATACCAAACATAAAGGTGTTAACGCCTAATAATCTTCTTCTTTCCTTCCAAGTTAAATCTCTACCAATAAATATATTATCAACAAACCTTAAAGAATAAGACTGCCACTGAGTAGCTAAGGCAAGTATAGAGTTTTCTTGGTAACGTCCTTTTTGTCCAGAGGTCATACGGAAAGTAAGGGCTTGTTCTCTGTTTGATACGTACTGGATACCCTTCTGAGAGAATACACTTTTAGAAACTCCCTTAGCATTGTGTTCCATAACGGCTACGGCTGCTGCTGTAATACGTCCGTAAAGTTCACCACCTTTAAAAGGGGTAAGTCCTAACTCTAAGGCTTCGTTTACAACAGTTTTACTACTGTTAATAGCAGCTCCACTACGTTCTAGAGTAGTTGCACCTATAATATCTCTACCAGATTCTCTTATATATCTAACAGTGTCTGTCAGTTCTTGTTTAGACATTAGTAAAGCACCACCATTTTCTTTCATGGTAGTTTCTATAATGTTTGCAATGTCTGCATCCGCAGCTTTTCTAGTTTTAAATAGAAGTGCTGCAATAATTGGTACATTAGGTGCAGCTTTTAAACCGTACTTAGGAGATATAGCCATTATCTGAGCAACGTGAGATGCGTTAAGAACAAACTGATCTGGGTTAGCTAAACCCATTTTCATATGAAAGGCTATAGCTCTTGCTTTTCCTGTTGCCCCACTTACCCAATCTTCAGGTTTAGTTATTGCTCCTTTACCAAAACCTAATACACCTTTGTCATATATAAATTCAGCAACTCTTCTAGCATAGCTTGTGTAAGCATCTGTACGTTCCATAAGACCTAGACGGCTTTTAATAGCTCTTTGCTGTTGCCACATTTCTTTACCGAGTTGAGTGGCATCATCAACCTTAGCTCTCCTAATATAGTCTTCAGGATTAAGAGGTACGTCTCCATCAAAAGTAACAACTTTATCTGTTGGTCCACTGCTATTTCTTTTAGCTTTCTGTACCCAACCATTTAGAGCAGCTTGAGTAGCTTTGTAGTGTGTATACCTATAAGCTTCAGACTTGAACTGTTCTACTATATTCTGTATTGGACTTTGGTTTATTGCTCGTCCACCACCGTATTCCATAAGAGGAGTATCCCCTCTTTTACGGTTCACTTTCATAGACTGATATTGACCAGTAGTCATACCAGCACCCTCAGGTATATCTTGTCCTACTTTAGAATCTCTTGCTTTAACTGCGAACTTATTAATAAATGTTTCTTTGTGATCAAAAGCTACTCTCTTTAAATCATCTAAGTTAGTAATAGATGGGTTCCAAGAATTGTTCTTATTAATAACTGTATTTATTCTAGCTAAGTCATCTCCTGTTAGAGCTAACTTGTTTATACCTTTTAGTCCTTGCAGTTTTATGAAAGGTAGAATTTCATCTACAATATTATTTAATTGTTTAACTGCTGTATCGGCTTCTTTACGGCTGAAAGATCCTAGCAGGGTTCTAAAATTACCTGCTGTTTTTCTTCCACCAGCTAGTGTGTAATCGTAAACTGTACCTATAAAGTGTCTCATAGTCTCGTTGTTACGTGGTCCACCTATGTTGTAACCAAGTACGTCTGTTTTTTCAGGTACTCTTGCACTTACCACATCTGTTACATGATCATAGAATATACCGTCTGATGCTTCAAATGGTTCATCTAGTTTATAGACAATTCTAGAACCTATCTGTGTGTTAGTAACAGGTCCACTTACCCTACTGAACACTACAACATCATCAGCTAATTGTTCTGCTACTTCAACAGCAAGAGTATCATATCCCTCTTCTACTGTTACTACTTTACCGTTTCGTTGTGCAACTCTCTTTAACATATCAGTAGCTGTAATGTTCCAAGACGCATTACTTAAATCTATTAAGGATACATAACCCTCTAACTGTTTTTCTGAAGGTGTTCTACCATAGAAAGAAAAGAAATCTGTTACAAACTCTTCAGTACTAGGAGCACCTCTTTTAACAGCTAACCCAGTTTCTACATCACCTAAAAGACCGTCTCGGTAACCTGTAAAGATTGTGTTTACTTCGTCATACTCAGTCTTAGATAATCTAGCTACACTTTTAAAAGATTCATTAGCAAACTTACCAGCTTTAGCTGCTACACCTTCAGCAACATTTATCATAGAGCCTATTCGTCCACCTAAGGTTGTTTGAGGAGCTGAGAAAATACCAGCTGCTGCTCTTCTAAACCCATTTTCTTGTAGATTTACATCTTCTAGTTCATCAGCTAAAGTTTTTGTGTTAACTCTTTCAGTGTATTCAAGGTAGTAACCTTTCTTGTTTACAGTGTAAGGTACACCACCTTCTACATCTTTAAGACGTTCAACTGCCTCACCTTTTATATTGGTAACTCTCGGTGCTTCAACTACTTTATATGCTGGGTTATTCTTTGCAACTTTTAAAGCTTGTTCAGCCGTATCAAACGGATTACCATTAATAGACTTACCTAGTGTAACAGTATATTTAAAGTTATCTGATCCCTCATCTATAAGTTTAGTGAACTTAACAACTGCATTATTAGAAGCTGAAGCTGTACGTCTAGCTATCTTAGCTACTTCATTCTGTAGAACTTCAACACTAAATGCTTTACCTGTTACAGGAGAACTCATTGCCTTAACTAGTTTATCAAACACCATTGAGTCAGTTGTATCTGTTACCACTGTAGCTACATGAGGTGCAGTTATAGGTTGTTGAGGACCTTGGAAGGGATTAAAACTACTTGGTCCAGCTTGTCCTGCTGTACGAGAAGCTGCACCACCACTATTCATTCTAGCTACTACAGCTTTAGCACCTGACTTAGGACCTAGTATATTTGTTATAGCTTCAGTAGGGCTTTTAGCTGACATAACCCTTTTTATTATTTCTCTTGTGGAGCCAGATATCTTACTTGCACTAGCAGCAGTTGCTCTAGCTGCTAAACTACCAACAACTCTTGTTGTACCTAGTGTAGCTATATCTAAAATAGCTAGTAACTGTTTAAATCCAGCATCTTCATCAACACCAAAGTTATCTACTAATACCTGTAAGTCCTTTAGACTTTCATACTCTCTAATATTGTAAAATCCTGAACCAGCAGGGCTTACTAACTCCTCATCCCAGTAAGCATCGAACTCTTCAGGAGGTAAAAAGAAAGTATTTGCATACTCTACAGATTTAGTATTATCTCTTTTTATACTGTTTAAAATAGTACCTTCAAAAGCTGCTCTTGGTAAATCTAAAGTACCTGCAGCTAACCACTTAAAAGTAGGGGGATCACTCTCTTCCAATTTCTTAACAATACGGTTAGACAACCTTTCGTAGTTAGTAAGAATACGTAAAGCTTCTGGATTAACTGTCTCTTCATCTACTAACAACATACTGTTAAAGATAAACTCTCTAGGAGCTACAGCTTCCTGTAATCTTTTAGAGTAATCTTTTACAAGTACGGAGGCTTCCTCTACTGAAGCACCTCCCTCATACAAAGTATCTAAGTATCCCTCTAAGTCAGGGTATTGTTTAGCTAAACTTTCATGGGATAGATCACCCGATGCTCTTGCATTAGCAATTTCTGTAGAGTCAACACCTAACAGTGTAGCTTGTTCGTCTACTTTAGCTATCTCATTTAGAGCAGTAGGATCAATAGGTTTAGGACCTACCTCTACTGGCTCCTCTAATGGAGTGTTAGCATCTTCAAAAGTTGGAATCATATCCATTATTGTTTATCCTGTTTAGTATGGAGTATTAGGATCTGCTGGTATTTTACCTGTTTGTGTAGATGTTGGTTTTTTAAAAGCTCCTTGATCCATACCAAACTGGAATGCTTGCATACCTAGTCCACCTAAGGCTTGGTACTGAGAGGCTTGTAAACCGTACTTAGATACTTGACCAGATATAGCTGATAGCTGTGTACCTGTCCCTAATCCAGAGAATAAGTTAGAGGCAGCTCCACCTAGACCTCCAGATAATCCTGAACTATCTGCTGTACCCGTACCTGCTGCTGTAGCTTCTGCTCTAGCTCTTGCAAGTTTATTGGATCTTATTGCAGCTCTTCTCTGTCTACGAGTTTGTACTTGCTGTGCTCTTTGTTCAGCTGCAGCTTGTTTCTTTCGTGCTCTAGTTGAAGCTACGGCACTACCTACACCTACAGCTAAACCAACTACTGCTATTGCTGTTGCTACCATATTAAATCTCCTTTAAATATATTGTCTCTGCTTTATTATAACCCAGACGAGTATACAGAGAACCTAAGCTACTAATACTTTCAATATCACCCATTCCAACGTAAGATGCTCCATTAACTTTAGCCCACTTCTCAAAGTGTTTAACTAACTTTATAGAACTTACTTTACCTCTGAACTCTTTAGATACAAACCAAGCCACCTCAGTTGCTTGTATTATGTGGGACATGTAGAACTCAGATAGTAAACCAATTAAAGCTCCTTGTAGCTCACCATCTACATCTATTACAAACACACCCATGTTAGTGTTCTGTATAGCTGATAAGACAAACTGTTCTGTTTTATCTTTATCCCACTTGTGACTTTTAGGTGCTTCCCTTGAAAACTCTCTAGCTAAAACTAATATGTCAAATATATCTTCTTGGGTGGCTTCTCGTATTCTAGAATCTTGTGTTTTTAGCACCTATTACCTCGTAACCTACTAGGTGAAAGTCCTTACCTTCAGTACTTTCAAACCTTAATTTCATTGATCTCCCTCTACCCCTTACTTTAGACTTGGTTACTACGGTGTCGGTAGGGTAATTAATGGAACCCAAATCATCTGGGTCTACAACTGGTACATTCTTTAGTTTGTAAATCTCTCTAGGTTTAGAGTTAGCCTTAGTTAAGTTCCAAGACACTGACATCTTACAGCTAGAAGGATTAATAAAATCATAGCCTATACCATTATAAGTGTAACCATCTTCAGTTACCCTCATGTATGTTGTTACGTATGGAGCATTCTTAAATGTTGTCATGTCACCCATGAAGTCATAACCTGCTTCAGCAAAACTAGAGTAATCTCCTGTACCCCAATCTAGGTAACTATCTCCTGAGAAATGAGCAACAGTTAATTTACCATCTACACCACTTCTAACAAGTAACTTAATCTCACTGTCACCCTGTAAGAATTCTCTGTACATAGTGGATATTACAGTGTCTGAGCCATTAACTATAGTATCAGCTCCGTTTACAACCTGTGTTTCTGTAGCTGTAGAACCTAACCCACTAAAATAAGAACTACCAATAATGTAGTGACCTGCTGTACCATCAGATACTTTCCAAGGATAGAAGGCTTGTAAGTTAACATCGAGTATTAGTACGTTATTGTACTTGTAGTCTATGTCTTCTTCAGCATCAGGATAGAACCAGAATACTTTCTGGTTTACCTCATCGTACTCAACAAAGACTTGAGCCTTCTTTTCGTTAGGTATTTTATTCCATAAAGTCTGGATACTAGCTAATGATATGTTTCTAGCTTCTGGTTGACCAGATGTTTCAGAAGTTTGTATAGTGTATATGCCAGTTTTAGACCACCAGATAGGTGAACTACCAGCTACAACAAAACTATTTTCATTTACTAAACCTACATCGGATATTTTAGAGATAGAGAACTCAGTAGCTCTAAAGACATTATCAACACCAGATATAGACCAAACACCATTCTCAGCAAATATTAAAATAGCTGCTCCAAAGACGTGTAATTTACGTATGTTATGAGCTGCAGCTATCTTAACAACCCCACCATCAGTATCCAATAAGTCAGAGATATCTTCTGAAGTTGGATCATTTACTTGGTAGCAATGTCCTAACTCTGTGTTAGTTTCAATTATTTTAGAAAAGTAAACTTTACCACCATTCTTAGCTGAGTCAATACCTGAATAAAAAACCCTACTGCCAAACGAGGCAACAGTTCTAAATCTATTAAGTTCAGTTTCAACAGTTAAAGAAGTGTATACTCCACTATTCCAAGCACTTGTAGTAGGTATAAACTTTCTTTCTTTTTGAAAGATGTCTAGTATAAAATGACCATTAGCTGTTAATGTAGATCCTCTATAAATCTTTTTATAGGTAGCTTCGTCATAATCTCCGTCAGCAGTTTTACCTGAATACCAAGGGTGAGTAAGAGGAGGGTAACCATCCCCACCGTCTGGAGTGGCTATTAAGGCTGCATGACCTTTCTCACCAACCCAACCACTATTTGCAGTATCATACTTTCTCTCATTAGAGATGGCAGAAAGTCCTGTCTTTGTAAAGTATTCATCCCCTATTTCATCAGTAGTACCTTGCCATTCAAAGTCTCTTTCCTTAAAAGAAATAATACTATAAGTTATAGAAACTGCAACTGGATCATATTCTACACGAAGAGTTTTTATGGCTGGTGAAGCTATAATCAACGTACCATTTATAGATGTAACTTGTATTTTTTCTTCAGAAGGACTATATGTATTGTTAGCTGTATATAATTGTAAAATGTTTGACAAGCTTCCAACTGCTACTTTTTGTGCAGACAGAGGGTCTTTTGACTTCTCATAAAAAGCTAGATCAGAACCTATTTGTACAACCAAAAACTCTAGATTAGGTTGACCTGCAACATTATACCAAGTATCTGTATGAAATACTGAACCTTCAGGTATAACTATACCATCTGTAACTGCATTGTCTTCTAAGACTACAGCCTTACGACGACGACGAGTACCATCCCTTTCTAAGGAACAGTTTAATTCGTCAACAGAAGCATTCTCAGGGAATGTTAATTCACTAGCTTCTGTTATTAATCCACCAGTAAAAGTATTAACTTGTTTCTGTGTTAGGCTTTGTGGCATTTATAGTTTCCTTTTCGGCCCTTCGAGCCTTAAACCTATCGTTAACAGCTTTACGAGGGGTTACCCTCTTAGTAGCTAAATGTCTTTCAACTGCTGCTAGTGCTCCTGCTGGGCCTGTCCAAGATCCTTCTAGTTCACTAGGTACTTTAGCACCACTCTCATATTTAACTTTGTATAGCTTGTAACCATCTTGTGGTTTGTATACTACTAAATCTTTTTCAGTCTTATTACTTTTAACTTTTATTTCTTGATTGTCTTCATCTCTAGTTAGCTCAATGTCTACCATACTTATTCTTAGGCCTTCCTTTGTTTACCTTGTGCATGTCATTCTGTACATACACTTTCTGTCTTCGGGCTGCCTGTTCTATCTTAGGATCTGATCCTGCTTTAAATAAAGACATAGCAGTTGATTTAGCTTCTGCTAGTAGTAATGGGAACATGACATCATCTACATCAGGAGTAAAGGTATCTGAGAAAGAATCAAAGTTAGGGTACTTAGTACCATATGCTCTTGTCTTAGCTGATGTAAGAGTAGAGTCTACTGATGAATCGTAGGCATCCAGCACCAAGTTCTCATCATCAAATGATGTGTAGTAAAAAGGCTTAACATCATTACGTATAAGTAAAATACTATCAGAAGCTACATCATTAACCTGTAGTACATTAGAAGCAAGACTATCCCTACCGTTAGATAAGCTAAAGAACTCGTCTGGTGACAGATATGTTAGTCTTTCATACCTTACCCCTCCCACCTTCTTAGAAATATTGTAGTCTAAAAACTCTATGTTTTTTACTTTACTAGGAAATTTAAAGTGAGTAGGTCTTACTGAACTAGAGAAGGATGTCAACTTTATTGTTTGTGCATGTTCAGGTATTATACGAGTAGAGATTAAATTAAAGTAGGTGTTCTCTACTACCTTAGCTATTTGTTCAGCTTCGTTAGAATCAGAAATGCTGTTGATCTCTTCCGAATCCATATCGGATAAGATATTTTGTACCATTTCGAGAAGAGTCATTTTCATGTTATGCACTCATTCCTATAATAGACACATAGATATTTGCATAGTTAACATCTACATTATCTGTATTAGCTTTTGTTTTAATTTCTATATAATCGTTCTGTGCTAAAGCAGTTAAGCCAGTCACACTAATTGAACCCCAAGCACCAGATGATATAGTACGTATAGCTCTAGAGCCAACTATCTCTGTACCGTTCTTAAACAATGCCCATTCAACGTCCTTAGCACTACCTGAGGCTTGAGAGGATGACATTGTAACATTTAACAATGCTGTGAGATTAGTAGCATCGTTGTATTGAAATCTTAGGTTAGGGGAGGTTACCACTGTGAACCCAGATACTATAGAAGTTGATACTGGAGGAGAAAGAAACTTCTCAGTAGTATCCGTATCTAAACTATAAGCATAAGGGGAAGAGTGGTTGAATGCTGTAGCAGCACTTAGATGTCTGTGGATTGGTTGCCATGTACCACTACCTGAACCATTAGCAATATAGGCTGAACCACTAGAAGCAGTGGCTGTACCTTTAGGTTCATGTAATGCACTACCAGTAAGGGATGAATGTTCTACGTTTGCCATTGTAAATAAGTCCTTAGTAGGGGAGACTTGTTAAGACTATTATACACATAAGTAAAATAGTTGTCAAGTGTTAAAGAGATAGAGGAGGAGATTTCTCCCCTCCCCTTGTATTTATGTTACTACGCCAATGGCTTTGTAACAACAGAAACCAAGTTTTCTGGACGGTACAGTTTAAGACCGTAACGTGCAGTAGTAACAAACTCTGTACGTTGGTGATCTTTGTTGTACTCAGTGTCCACATTTGGCATCTGTCTCCATGCACCAACGAATGGCTGCACTGCTTGGTCAGCAGAGAAGAACATGTTGTTGATTGCGTTAGCTGGAGCAGCTACACCACTGATAGTTTCTGAAGCTTTTGTAGCTAAGTAGTTAGATGTGTATACATCGAAACCATAGATGTTAGCTATAAAGGACATGCCAGAAGCAATACCTGAGTTGACGATACCTTC